ACATATATTACTATTTTTTAAAAAAAATATTTCATGCGAGTTTAAAGAGACAGTATTATATAAAATATTATCAAAAATATCATATGATATTTTTATCATAATATTGGAAAATTATTGTTTATGAGTTTGAAATATTTAGCATTTATATTATTATTAAATATGGCGGATATGGAAAATATTACTATCTCTACTTCGGAGTTTATATTAGGCGATATCCCTGATATTAGTGATGTTATTTATTCTCTTGATAGTGATGGCTATTTAAAATATATTTATATTGCTGTTGCTATTGTCTTTGCTGTAATCGTATTTTTAATCTATAAATATTATGTTAACAAAGATAAACAGGTCACATTTCAAGATAAATTAGATAATTGTTATGGAGATGTTTGTTCTAGAAATGATTCTTATCCTTAATATTTTCTGCGTGTTTTGCCTCCATAAATAGCTAATCCTTTATTTTTTTTGGTGCCAACTTTTCTTTTTATTTTTTTTTCTGGTTTTTTATTTTTAATAGTAGATGATTTTTTATTTTTAATATCATCTGGTTTATAATTTAAAAACCATTCTTCTATTTCCTCTTTATTACCATTTTGTTTAATTTCTTTATATTTAGCTGCTTTATGAGCACGCATTTCTTCGACAGATTCTTGATGACCATAACATGTAATACTAAAACGTCTAAGTAATCCTTTTTGTTGTAATCTATTTTTTTGTTGAACCTCAAAAAGAAATTTTGACATACATAATATTCTATCTAAAAATTGATTATAATATGGTCTATCGGCATATAAAAATGCTAAGTAAAAACTCAACATAGTATCAATTGTTGCTATTTTTACTTTTTCACCTTTTATACTGAGAACATTATAACTATGACAAGCAATTGGTTTATATATAAAAACAATTGTATCATTTCCTATTTTAACCTCATAATGTTCTGGTATTACTTCTCCAACTGGCTGTCTTTTAATTATTTTGGCATTTTTAACACCAATGTCCTTTAACCGTTCTTTTATAATTTGTGCTGTTGTTTCAGGATAATTTGATAACACATCAAAGTCTGCTATTCTCTCTAATTGTTTTTGAAGATTTTTTGGCATGTATTGAGAATATAATGAAATGGCATACCCGCCAAAAAATACTACTCCTTGATTAACAAGTGTATTTCTGACATTATCATAAATAATATCCTCCTGCGTTTGATTTTCCATGCCTCTTTGAAACTCAACCTCATTACAATTTATATTTGTAATTGGATAATGTTTGTTTAAAAGTGATAAACGTTTCATTACTTTTTCCCATCTACTTGTATCTCCAGCAGGTCTTGATAACTCTAAATACATTGACATTCTTAAGTAATTTGGGGGGGTATATAGAATTCCACCAACTCTGATTGAATCCTTTTTTAGCGCATTATATATTGGTTTTGGTAAAAGTGTAATATCAGCAACTGGTATATAATTTACAAAAACTTTATATGTACCGTGATGTTGGCCTGCTTTTGCTTCTACATCTGTAAATCCTTTTTTGTAATATATATCTGCTAATTCCTTCGCATCATCTAAAGCATTTGTAGTAAAAAAATCATAGTCTGGTACTTCTAATTCTTTGTTATAAAATTGATCTTCAGATGGTAATATATTATTAATTGCGGTTCCACCATAACAAATCAAATTTTTTTGTTTAATGAAGTCTTCAACTATTTTAATAATATTTTTTATATCATCTGAATTTACAACACGTTTTGCTATTTTTTCTTCGGCTTTATCAACTGCCATTCTTAATATTGCTAATTCACAATCATCAAATGTTAAATCTTTACAAACATTTTTCGATTTCATACTTTCTTATATATTAACTAGAATTAATTATTAAATAAAATTGAAAAGTAATTTGATAAATATTGTTTATTTATTAAATTATATAATGACCGAATTTCTTGATTCCGATAGTTTATTAGCACTTAATAATATAACCCCTATTACCAGAAGGAAAAGGGTGTCTGCGGAATTAAAATTATTTATAAATAATTTTGAATCTGTTAATTTATCGTTTACTAATGATTTAGACTCACTTGTGTTAACAATAATAGATAATAATATAACTCCACAATTTAACACATTTTCATTTGTTTTACCAAATGAATATCCATTTAGAGCTCCTAAGGTGATTATAAATGGACAAAGTTATATAAGTTTATTGAAATTTACTAGTCGTGAAAAATTAAATGTTCTAAGATCTTTAACTAATAAATGTTGTTTATGTTGTAATACAATTACTTGTAATGATAATTGGTCGCCTGCGTTAACATTTATTGACATTATTTCAGAAATAAAGGAAAATTTAAAAATTATAGAAAAAATTTCATTAAAAATAGCATTTGATAAATTTAAACTACCTTTACATGATGCGAAGGAAAAGACATTTAACTATATATTTTAATGAAGGTATTATTCGGTATATCTATAGTATTATAAAAATCGGTTTTTTTAAATATACTACCACATCCATTACATTGACATTGAGTTAAACTAATAATATGAAATCTTTCATTAATATTGTGAATTAGTCCTTCTTCCATACAACTAGGACAATTATAATTAATTGGTATGATATTTGGTTTAATAAAATTATGAGATATAATATTTCCCATTTAATTAAATAAAATTTTATATTTAAGTTTATTTAATTTATTTTTAAGTATATTTAATATTTAAAACTATAGAAATCTGTACTCGATTCACGTGTAGAATATGAATAAGCCGGATTTTGTGGAGTTGGGGTTGGAATTGTAACAGGTATGTATCTTAAATTCTCTGGTTTTAATGAAAAAGCGTAACCTGCTCTATCAAAAAATAAGGCATTTTCCATTAACAAATTATCGACTAATTGATAACGCATAGCAACCATTTGACAACCATATGCTCTACATAAAGTGCCACTTGGATTAGCTGGACTTGATCCACTATCAGGAAATACAATTGTCATACCTCTTTTATTATATTCGGTTAATTCTTGAGTATCTGGATTATTTTTTACATCATAATAATTATATCCTCGCATAAATACTGAATTACTAGTTAAGTTTACATATTCAAGAAACTCCTTACTTTCTAAAAATGCGTTATTAATGCGGTCAACAATTAAAATAACCTTGTTTTTGAAATTTAATAAAGGCATATTTCCTAAATTTTTACCTGAATTTTCAAAACTATACTCTTTTCCAAGCATTATATTGTCATATGATTTGAATATATCAGCTAATTTTGTATACATATCTTGGTTGTTACTTTTAATTCTTAAGTGAATTATAATCGGATCAGTAGAATTAGGACATGTGCCTCCAGCAAAAGCATAATTATTAATTGTATCCATTACACTTCCAAAACTAACAGAATTGAATGTTTCCTTAACATAATAATCATCAGATGTACTTGTAGCTACAACAGGTTGATTATTAACTGAGTAAATTTCGAAGTCTAGACATCTAACACCTTGCTTTAGAACTGCTTTTAAATTACAAATATTTACAAAATCATTTTTATAACTTCCTCCTGAGCAAGCATTATAAGCTGTTTTAATATAATAATCGTACAAATTGTATTTACAGTCTGGGTCATTACCAGAAATTGGTCTTATATTACCATTAACAGTAGAATATAAATTATTCATATAATCACATTCACTATTGTCTAATTTACTTAGGTAAATCATATAACCAATAAAAATTATTAAAATAATAAAAATAAGTGCCATTATCATATAACTCTGGAAATCCTCGTCTAAAGATTTCAATTTTGACAAATAATCTGTAGGTTGGCTTGACATTAATCTAATATATTATATTATTTTTAATTTTAGAAGCAATTAAAATTTATTATATTATGATGAAATTAAGAATTAAAAAATAATACTATTATATACATAATAACATGGCTGGAGGTCTTATGCAACTAGTAGCAACAGGGCAACAAAATATAATTTTAAACGGTAATCCAAGTAAAACATTTTGGAAAGCCGCGTATAAAAAATATACTAATTGGGGAAAACAGAATTTCAGACTTGATTTTGATGGTACTCCTAGTTTAAGTCTAACAACTGAATCTACATTTAATTTCAAAGTGAAAAGATATGCTGATCTTTTAATGGATTGCTATATTTCAATCAATTTACCAACTATATGGAGTCCTATTTTGCCTCCACAACCTATTTATGATTCTACAGGAACAATAGTAACAGGATATACAGATTGGGCTCCATATCAATTTCAATGGATAAAAGATCTTGGTGCTCAAATAATTAGTCGCATCACTATTAATTGTGGTAATCAAAAATTACAAGAATATTCCGGACAATATCTTTTAGCTTCTGTTAAAAGAGACTTTAGTGGTTCAAAACTAGCACTATTTAATGAAATGATAGGTAATGTTCCTGAATTAGTTGATCCGGCAAATGCTGGTTCCCGTGTAAATGCGTATCCAAATGCTTTTTTTGCGGGAACTGGTGTGACAGCTCCTAATGTAATACCTAACCCAGCTGGCGCTCAACCTTCTATAAATGGCAGAAACTTAATGATTCCTCTAGGAGCATGGTTTAATTTAGTTTCAACACAAGCATTTCCATTAGTCGCACTTCAGTATAATGAGTTACAAATTAGTGTATCATTTAGGCCAGTGAATGAATGGTTTACAATTCGAGATGTAATGGATTACACAAATACCTTTCCAGTTGTTGCTCCAAATTTTAATCAATATTATATGCAGTTTTATAGATTTCTTCAAACACCTCCTGATCAAACACTAGGTCCCACATCCTATGTAGATACAAGAACTAATTGGAATGCTGATATTAATTTAAATTGTACTTATTGTTTTCTCTCGAATGATGAATCTGAAATATTTGCTAAAAATGAACAAAAATATATTTTCAAACAAGTATATGAAAAACCATATTATAATGTGACTGGAGCGAACAAGATTAATTTGGATTCAATAGGTATGGTTATTAGTTGGATGTTTTATTTTCAAAGAAGTGATGCTAATTTACGTAATCAATGGTCAAATTATACAAATTGGCCTTATGAACATATGCCTCAGGATGTAACACCTGCGTCTAGTGCGGGAGATTATCCGATTCCACCTAATCCAGCAATTGGTCCCGGCGTGAATCCAGATGGGTTGTGTAGTGGTCTTTACACTACTGGATTGTATAATTCACAAAATATAAAAAATATTTTGATTGCTCTTGGAATATTAATGGATGGACAATATAGAGAGAATATTTTGCCAGTTAATGTGTATAATTACATAGAAAAATATGTTAGAACGGCTGGGTTTGCTCCACCTGGATTATTTTGTTACAATTTTTGTTTAGATACAGATCCTTTTACAATACAGCCTTCTGGTGCTATGAATATGAGTAGATTTACAAATATTCAATTCGAGTTTACAACAATAACTCCGCCAGTAGATCCATATGCTCAAACATTAACTATTTGTAACCCAGCTACAGGTGATATAATTGGTATAAATAAGCCAACATGGAGAATTTATGATTACAATTTTAATATGTATTTAATGGAAGAGAGAGTAAATATGGTAGTATTTGTTGGCGGTAATGCGGGTCTTTTATATGCTACTTAATTGTATTTAAAAATAACTATATTATTTATTAAATTTAATAATATAATTCAAATTACCTACTTAAAGACCGATACACTACATAAATGTAGGGAAAATCTTGGATTTCTGAAAAAAGGTCGCAAAAAAGTTCCCTTCATATGTAGTATCGATGAATGAAATTTTTCGGGGAAAGTTTTTTTGAAAAGTCAATTTTGGACATTTTTAATGTCCATTTTTCAAAACCT